CGATGCCGGTTTTGCAAAGCGCAAAGCGAACAAGAACGCCGAAATAAAATGAAGCAATGAACGACGACGACAAACGAATGATGGCAATTTTGCAAAATGGAAACAATGGCGATCATTACCCGTCGCCGTTCGTGAAATTAACGGACGACGAATTGGATTTGGCCGCTCGAATCGGAACCATCCGAAACGAAACGATGAACAAAATGAATTTGGCATCGACGAACCGCAATTTGCCCGACAAAGCGTTCACGGAAATCATGGCCGTCGGTGCGGAAATAGCCGTTGCGAAATACCTAAATTTGTACTTTGAATATCGATTGCCGCTTGTTCCTGGATCGTGTGATATTTTGTCCCGTGACGGCCGTGGAATTGACGTGAAATTCACGAAATACCGCGACGGGAAATTGATTGTTCCCGACAACAAACGCAATTCGTGTTCGCTGTATGTTTTGGTTATCAATCCAAACGGCGGTTCGTGTTTCGACATCGTTGGTTGGACGGATTCGGAACGGTTGTTTCACGAATCCAATTTGGCCGAAATGTACGGAAAGTACAAATACATAATGCACCAAATACAATTGAATCCCATTCACGAATTGTTATGAAAAAGCCATCACCACACACCACATGGGCGGAATTGACCAAATCACAAACCGCCGAACGCTATGGAATAAGCAACAAGCCAACGCCATCACAAGCGGCGAATTTGGTTCACATTTGCCAAACCGTGTTTGAACCGTGCCGCGAATTCGTTGGCGGCCCGTTGCACATTTCATCGGGCTACCGGTCGCGCGCGTTGAACAACAAAATCGCCGGTTCGTCAAAAACGTCCGACCATTTGACGGGCAACGCGTTGGATTTGGATTGTGATCATTTCGGCAACGGCGACAACGCTTCGTTGTTTCATTTCATCCGGGAAAATTTGTCGTTTTCTCAATTGATTTGGGAACACGGCGACAACCCCAACACGTCGAAAAAATCCGAACCACAACCCGCATGGGTTCACGTTTCGGCGTTCGTGGATGAATCGTTGAACACGGGCGATGTGTTGGTCGCAACGAAAGACGCCGCCGGGCGCACAATTTACCGCCGTTATGTTCAATGATCCACGCCCGACGCCGCCGTCGTACTACATCAAACCGGCAATGGTTTGGCAATATATGTGGCGACATTTCCCATTTGAAAAACGACAAACCGTTTGGAAAATGTATGTGAAAATTGTGAAAATGGATGTCGGGTTTTTTCAACCCGTTGCCGACCCGGCCGCGTTGGAATTGGTCCGCAAGTTAAACGACACCAACGCGATGGGTGGTTGTTTGCTGATATTTGAATCGGGATTTTTCAAGCATCGCCAACCAAATGAAATAATTGAAACGAAATGACAAACGAACAAATCGAATCGGCGTCGTGGGATTACGCCATCAAACAAATCGACCAACCGCGCGGATGGATTCGCACGGCTTTTGTCGCCGGTGCGGAATGGGCATTGAACCAAAATGAACAACCAACAAAATGAAACGCCATGCCGACAATACCGAAGGGCCAGCGACCGCCGTGGGTGAAGTCCTCACCGAAACCAAAGTCACCCGACGCCGATTTCTACGGTTCGGGCGCGTGGAAAAAACTCCGCGGAATGTTCATCCGTGCGAACCCTGCTTGTGCGGATTGTGGACGTGTTGCAAATGTGGTGGATCACATTGTTCCAATCCGTGACGGCGGCCCGCGTTTGGACATGGCGAATTTTCAATCGCTTTGTCACAAATGCCACAACGCAAAACGTGGAAAGGAATCCCATCAAATCAAATTGAAGTGACCGTCAACGTCACACACAAACGTTGCGGAAAACACACACGCATTTTTGAAATGATAAAAGTTTTTTCCAACGCAATGGGTAGGGGGGGTTCAATCCTAATGAACCCATGTAAAACCATCGCCGCCCCAAGCCGTCGCACGTGTGGACGTTATTTTGACCCCAAAAGTCCAATTCACAACCGTTTGAAATTCAATAACTTTGTATAATATGCCCGCCGGAAGACCCCCCAAGCCAACCAACCTGATCAAAGCGAACGGCACGTTCAAAAAGCACCGTCACGCCGATCGGTTGGAATTGCCAAACGCAACACCAACGATGCCGTTTGTGTCGGGCGATGTGGCAACGCAAACGTTCGCGCATTTGTCCGAACGCCTTTCCCGGTTGGGCGTGTTGTCCGACCTGGATGGGTACGCCTTACAAATGTTGGCCGACGCGTGGGAAGATTACACCGCGTCACGCGATGTCGTTCGGCGGTTGGGCGCGACGTACGAAACCATCACCGAAGCCGGACAAATAATGATTCGACCACGGCCCGAAGTCGCGATGTATCAAAACGCGTGGGACCGTATGAAAAAGATCATTGGTGAATTCGGATTGACGCCGTCTTCGCGCGCAAAACTTGGCAAAAAAGAAGAAGTCGAAGACGTTGACGATATGTTCGCATGAAGACAGTGAATTCAATATCAGGCGGCAAAACGTCCGCGTACATCGCCGCAAATTACCCCGCGGATTATGATGTTTTTTCTCTTGTTAGAATTTCCGACCCAATGGCAAAGTTCCCGGACGAAGTTATTCGGAAGCAAATCGAAGACCGAATCCAAGCGCCATTCATTGGCACGGCCGAGGATGATACAATCATTTATACGATTTTGGATTTGGAACAATTCATCGGGCGTGAAATCACTTGGGTGACTGGAAAGACCTTTGACCAAATAACAACAAGAAAAGACAAGGTATATCTTCCAAACAAGGTTCAGAGATTTTGCACGGTTGAAATGAAAATAGAGCCAATGTTTTATTGGTGGGCCGAAAACGTTGGCGAACCAATTGAAACGCGAATTGGATTCAGAGCGAATGAAAAACGCCGCGCGGTCAATATGTTGGAGCGATGCAATGAGAATGGATTGTCAGAATTCAAAGCAACATTTGGAAAACATCCAGACGGACGCAACAAATGGGAAAATGTAGCATATCAAAAGCCGTCTTTTCCGTTGATTGATGCGAACATTTACAAAGATGCGATTGAAGAATTTTGGAAAGACAAACCCGTTCGTTTTGCCTGGATGAACAATTGCGTTGGGTGTTTTCATAAAAACCCATTGCTATTGAAAAAGATGTGGGAAAAACACCCGAACAAATTGGAATGGTTCGCGAAGCGCGAACGTGAAAGCACGAACAACGCCACATGGCGAAGCGACGTCACATACGATTCAATTAAATCGTGGAACCCACAATTTGAATTGTTTGACACGGATTTCAACGAATGTGATTCGGGATATTGCGGACTATGAAATACCATTTCGACCCCATCAAAGCCGCGCGCGTTGTTCGATTCATCGAAACGCAATGTTCCCACGTCAAAGGTGAATTGGCCAAAGAACCTTTCATTTTGGAGCAATGGCAAATCGACGACATAATCAACCCGCTTTTCGGTATGGTGGACGAAAACGGTATTCGCCAATACCGGACGGCGTTTTTGATGTTGCCGCGGAAAAACGGGAAATCCAATTTGATCGCGGCGATTGGTTTGTATCTTTTGTTTGGCGAAGGTGAGCCAGGCGCGGAAATCGTAACGGCCGCCGCCGACCGCGGACAGGCCGCGATTATTCACGAAATTCAAAAACAAATGATCTTAAATTCGCCCGAAATGGCGAAGCGTTGCAACGTGTACCGCAATTCAATCGTGTTGAAAAAGGACGCGTCATTCATCCAGGCCCTTTCAGCTGATGCCGACACCAAACACGGATTCAACTGTTCGGCGGTGTTGTTCGACGAATTGCACAGTCAGCCGAACCGTGAATTGTGGGATGTATTGAACACGTCAACCGGCGCACGGCGTCAACCGTTGGTTTTGGCCATCACCACCGCCGGACACGACAAGCAATCAATTTGCTACGAGGTGTACGACTATGCTTTGAAAGTCCGCGACGGAATCATTGACGACCCGACGTTTTTGCCCATCGTTTACGAAGCCCCATCCGACGCCGACATTTTCGACCCAAAGATTTGGGCGATGGCCAATCCGGGTTTGGGCGTCACGATCAAAAACGACTACATGTTAACCCAAGCGCAAAAGGCCAAAACATTGACGACGTACGAAAACACGTTTCGCCGTTTGCATTTGAATCAATGGACGTCGTCCGAAGAAAAATGGTTGTCGGACGACGATTGGATGTCGGGCGTTGAACCATTGCCGGACCTTACCGGGCGCGAATGTTTCGCGGGGTTGGATTTGGCGGCCACCGAAGACATCACCGCATTGGTGTTGTTGTTCCCATTGGACGACGGCAAATTCGCGGTATTGTCGAATTTTTGGGTGACTGATTCAGCCGTTGACAAACGGCGCGGACGTGTTGGTGCGGATTATTCGGCGTTCGTGAAATCGGGCGAATTGAAAGCAACACAAGGAAATTCCACCGATTACCGCGTTTTATTCAACGACATCAAAGCATTGGCCGACCGATACAAAATCCGACAAATCGCGTTTGACCGTTGGAATTCGTCCACGATTATTCCCGACATCGTGGATCACGGAATCGAATGTTTGCCGTTCGGGCAGGGTTTCGCGTCAATGTCCGCACCAATCAAAAATCTGGAAGTCGTTGTCCGTTCGGGCAAATTGAATCACGGCGGGAATGGTGTGTTGCGTTGGATGGCCTCGAATGTCCAAGCCAAACGCGACCCGTCGGACAACATCAAATTCGACAAATCCAAATCGTCAGACAAAATCGACGGAATGGTCGGGTTGGCGATGGCGATGGGCGCGTACATGATGTCCCGCGAAACGCCGTCGTCCGATTCGGTGTATAACGAACGCGGAATTATCATTTTGTAATTCAACCAACTATGGCGGTAAACTTAAACAAAACATTCAAATCGGAAATGGCCACGGCCTTTTCGTTTTGGAACGTTTTCATTGAATTCATTCGCGAAGGGAATTCACACCGTGAAGCGTATGAATTGGCCGAAGAATTGCACGAAATTGAATACATTCGGCGGCGTTTTGCGTCGTACGATTCGTTCCGAACGTACATCAAAAAGCATTTCAAAAACAATCTAAAAAAGCGGAAAAAATGACAACAAAAAATGTCAAAATTTCGTCAACCGGACACGAAAAAACGATGCAGGAAATCGACGAAGTTTTGTTTGAATTGCGCGGAATTTTGGAAACCAAGAATTTGAATTACGGCGATTCGTTGCAAAACCCAATTCAGACGTTTCACCGTGGTTCGGTCGTGGATGGCATTTGCGCCAGGATGGACGACAAATTGGGACGGATTCGCCGCGTCGGGTTGTCGGATGAAACCGAAGATACGTTGATGGACTTGATCGGTTACGCGGTGCATTTGGTCGTCGCGACCCGCCGGGCCAATGGTTCGGCGTGATGTCCGTGGATGTGGGTGTGTGGTTGTCGGTGTGGGTGTGGGTATGTGAATGGATGGGCCCCCCTATGGGGGGTCCCATACCTTTTCATCCACATTCCCCAACACACCCATCACCACCAACCCCACAAGGCGAATCGAACAAATGAAACCAAATTCCGTTTTTTTCATTTTGCATTTCGGAAATTTGTTTCATGGATGAACCCCGCCCAACGTTTTTGCAACGAATCAACCCGGTGAATTTGATTCGGTCTTCGACCGTTTCATCGTCATTGACCCGCCCCGCGTCGTGGTTGTACGACCTAATGTTCAAAACGAAATCGGGAACATCCGTCACCGAAGATTCTTCGTTGCAATTTTCAGCCGTTTGGGGATCCGTTCGGATTTTGTCCGAAACTTTTGCGTCATTGCCGCTTCATGTTTACGAACAAACGCCCGAAGGAAAATTTATTTCAAATTCCCATCCGGTCGCATTGGTTTTGAATTACCCAAATAATTTCCAAAGCGAATACACGTTTTTTTCTTATTTGGAATCCTGCCGCCAATTGTACGGAAATGCGTTCGCGCAAATTGTACGCAATGGAGCCGGGCGACCCGTTGAGTTACGCGCAATCCATCCAAAGCGCGTCCAAATCAAAATCGTCGAAGGGGAAAAGTTCTACATCGTGGACAAAAAGGCCGAAGCAATCGACGATGCCCACATGTTGCATGTGATGGGGTTGACGCTCGACGGGTTGGTCGGAAAATCCACATTGACCGCCGCGCGTGAAGCGATCGGAATGGGATTGGCCGCGCAATCATTCGGGGCGCAATTTTTTGGCAACGGTGCGAATTTGGGTGGCGTTTTGATTCACCCCGGCACATTGACCGACGATGCCGCCAAACGATTGAAACGTTCGTGGGATTCCGCGCAGGGTGGTTTGGACAATGCCCACGGAACCGCGATTTTGGAAGAGGGGATGAAATACGAGCGGATTGGAATCCCGCCAAACGACGCCCAATTTTTGGAATCGCGCAAATTCCAAATCGCCGACATCGCCCGTTTTTTCCGTGTGCCGCTGTTTATGTTGGGCGAAATGGACAATTCTTCGTCCCGTGCCAACATTGAAGAACAAGGCATTTCGTTTGTGCGTGACACCGTCCGTCCGATGGTGAAAGCGTATGAATCGGAATTCAATCGGAAATTGTTCCGCGAAGATGAACGCGGCCGTTTTTACGTTCGTTTCAACCTGGAAGGTTTGTTGCGTGGAAACATCCAATCGCGGTACACCGCCTATGCGGTTGGTCGTCAATGGGGCTGGTTGTCGGCGAACGACGTCCGCGACATGGAAAACATGAACCCAATTGATGGCGGTGACATTTACATTTCGCCGCTGAACATGACGAACGTCGCGACCGACGATTCGTTGCAAAACCAATACGAATAATGCCTTATTTTGACTACCCAATCGAAGCCAGCGAAAACGCACAGCGCGCGTTGGATTTCAAAGCCGAACGCGACATTGATTGCGGAACCGAAGTCGGTTGGGCGCGCGCCAATCAATTGGCAAAGCGCGAAGCGATTTCGGACGAAGTCGTTGTCCGGACTTATTCGTTTTTGGCCCGCGCCAAAGTTTACGACACGGGCGAATTTGAGGATTCCGAAGGGAATGTCGTTTGCGGTTCGGTGATGTACGCCGCATGGGGCGGCGACCCAATGATGGAATGGTGCGAAGACGTGATCGAGGATTGGAACGAAGAAGAAGAATCCAAATTGTCACGCGCCGCCGCCGGTGAATTGTTCGTTGGTGATTTCGTTCGTTGGAACACATCAACCGGTTTCGCATACGGGCGAATCGTGCAGGTTGAAACGTCGGGCGAATTGGTCGCCGATTCCGGGTTCACCATCACCGGAACCGAAGAAAATCCCGCCGCGTTGGTTCGCATTTACGATTACAACGAAGACGAATCAACGTACACGGAACGCGTTCCCGAATTGAACGTGGTTCACAGTTTTTCGACGTTGACCAAATACGACGACGAACAACGCGGTTCATCCCCGATCATGGAACGCCGCGCGATTTCCGAAATAGGCATTTCCAACGGCCGCATGGTTCACGGTTACGCCGCTGTTTTCAATTCCGAATCCGAGGATTTGGGCGGGTTTATTGAAATAATCAAACCCGGCGCGTTTGACGACGTTATGAACGACGACGTCCGCGCATTGTACAACCACGATCCCAACTATTTGTTGGGCCGCACAACATCCGGAACATTGAAATTGTTCGTTGATGCGCGTGGGTTGGGTTACGAATACGAATCGCCAAACACGTCGTACGGCAACGATTTGATCGTGTTGATGGAGCGCGGCGACGTTACCCAATCGTCGTTTGGTTTCACCATCAAAAAAGATACCTGGATTCAACGCGGAAACGTGTTGTTCCGATTCATCGAAAAGGTAGGTCGTTTATACGACGTTTCGCCGGTGACCTACCCCGCGTACCCTGCCACGTCCGTTGCCATTGGAAAGCGTGAAAGCCACGCCGAACAAGAGCAACGGAACCCGAACCGTGTGGACGGTTCAAAAACCGAAACGCCAATCCAGGCGTTCCGGGTTCGTTTAATTAAAAATCAAATCTGAACCAAAATGAATTCAGTTCAATTGCGCGAAAAACGCGCCGCTCTTATCGAGCAAATGAATGGTTTGGTCGCCGCCGCCCAAGCCGAAGGACGTTCATTGAACGCCGAAGAAGGATCGAAGTTCGATTCAATGGAAAACGACGCCAACGAATTGAAGGCGAATTTCGAGCGCGTCGAGCGTTCCGAAGCCATGAAACGCGAAATCGCTTCCAAGCGTGAAGAACGCGCCGAAGAACGCGCCGCCGCCGGTAAGCCCGAAGCCCGTGCCGTTTTCGCTAAATTCCTGCGCCATGGTATCAATTCTTTGAACACCGAAGAGCGCGCCGAATTGCGCGGAACATCCACGCAAATCGAAGGTACCGATTCTTTGGGTGGTTACCTGGTTCCCGAAGATTTCAGCAACGCATTGGACGTTGCGATGAAATTCGCCGGTCCCGTTGAGCAATTGGCCCAAGTGTTGAACACCACCACCGGCGGTTTGTTGCCTTACCCAACCGTTGATGACACGTCCGTTGTCGGTGCTATTTTGGCCGAAGCAAATGCCGACGCCGTTTCCGACATGACGTTCAGCGCGGTGAATTTGGGCGCGTACACTTACACGTCTAAAATCGTGAAGGTATCACGTCAATTGTTGCAAGACGCCGCCTTCGACCTGGAAGCGTTTTTGGTTGACGCATTGGGTCAGCGGATCGCCCGCGGAACCAACGCCGCGTTCACCACGGGTGACGGTTCATCCAAGCCCACCGGCGTTGTGTACGGTTCAGCTGCGGGTAAAACCGCCGCAAGTGCCACCGCAATCACCGCCGCCGAATTGTTGGATTTGATGTATTCGGTTGACCCCGCTTACCGCAATTCAGCAAATGCCGCGTTTATGATGAAGGATTCAACCCTTTCAGCTGTACGCAAATTGGGCATCGGTTCCGCTAACGATTACCCCGTGTTCATGCCCGGAACGGCCGTTGGCCAACCCGATATGTTGTTCGGAAAACCCGTTTACGTCAATAACGACATGGCCGCCATCGCGACCGGAAACAAGTCCGTTGTATTTGGTGATTTCAGCAAATACGTTGTTCGTGTTGCTGGACCTTTGCAATTCCTTCGTCAAGACGAATTGTACGCCGCATCTTTGGTCGTAGGATTCACCGCGTTCAAGCGCGTTGACGCTGGTTTGTTGCAAAGCAACGCCATCAAGCACCTTGTTCAAGCGTAATGATTACGGTTGAATTTTTGCAATCGATCGTTGGTGACGGTTTTTCACATCACGCAGGCGATGTGACGACCGTCCCAACGGCGTTTGCCACCGAATGGTTGGCGTTGGGTTATTGCCGCGCCATCGGTGAAAAAGCCGTTGAAAAGAAAGAACGAGCAACGAATACGAAACGGGAAAAACGATAAAAATGTCGATCAAAATCATCACCCCGGCAACGGCCGAACCGATTTCATTGGCGGACGCAAAATTGTTTTTGCGTGTCGATTCCAATGCCGAAGACGCATTGATCACCGCGTTGATTTCGGCGGCCCGTCAATTGTGCGAACAATACACGCGCCGGATTTTGATGACCACAACAATCGAAGAATTTTTCGACTATTTTCCCCCGTATCGCGTGGGCCAATCGGACATAATCTATTTGTCACGCGGCCCCGTTCAATCGATTTCGTCCGTGAAGTATTTGGATGGATTGGGCGTTGAACAAACGGTCAATTCGTCCAAATATCGGACGGACATAATTTCAGAACCCGCCCGAATCATTTCAACTGATGGTTGGGCCGATACCGAAGACACCATCAACGCGGTGATCATTCGTTATGTTGTGGGCTATTCGTCCGCCACGGACGTTCCCGGACCCATCAAACAAGCGATGTTGTTGATCATTGCCGATATGTACGAAAAACGTCAAGACAGTATAAAACAATTGCCAACGGCGTCGGAATATCTGATGACCCCTTACCGCGTTTTCACGTTCTAAAAATGGACATCAAAGACATCGGACAATTGGACCGCCGCATCACGTTGCGGACGCCGACGGAAACAACCGACGCATTTGGGCAATCGGTCCGCGTTTATGCGGACAATGGCCAAGTGTGGGCGGCCGTCAATTTTGCGCCCGGCGACGAGGGCGAAGTTTCCGACCGATTAGAAGCCGTGAAAAACGTTTCATTCGTGATCCGTTACAACACGAATTTCAATGAAAAGTGTCAAATCGTTTGGGATGGCCAAACGTTTGAAATTGAAAACGTTTTGCCCGTTGAGCGCAAACGTTGGATGTTGATCAAAACCCGTTTGATTTTCTAAAATGGCCGGGCGTCTTACAATGTACATCGGTCAACGCGACCGAGCGAGGGCCAGGGGGCGCGGAATGGCGCGTTCGTCCCGCGGTGGGACCAATTCAACGCCGGGCGTTGCGTTGTCCGTTGAGGGCGTCGAAGAAGTTTTGAAAAACATCAAAAAATTCGATGAAGCATTGCGTATGCGTGTGATGCGAACCGCCGGTCGCCGCGCCGCCAAACCAATGATTCAATCGTACCGCGACGAAATCAAAAATTTGTCGGACGCACCGTTCACCGTTTATCGTGACGGCAAGGTTTACGCCCAAGTTCGACCCGGTCAATTGCGGGATTCAATCGCGGCGATGTTTTTCAAGTCCAAGAAAAAAGATATGTTGTTGACCGTAATCGGTCCACGTGTCAAAGGTGCGTTCCGAAACCCCAACAAAGGCGGTTGGTACGCGCATTTCGTGAATTACGGATATTTGTCCGATGGAAAATATCGCGGTGAAAACTTGGGATTCGCCGACCGCGCACGGATGAAAGCCGCGCCGGCCGTCAACGCTGAATTCAAAACGGCGTTTTTCCAGGAAGCGCAAAAGTATTTGAACCAATTGCGTTCGCGCGGAATGAAAGTTTGACAATGATTGGCAAAGTAATCAAATACAAATTCGACAACAACGCGACATTGAACGGCATTTTTGCCGGTCGCGTTTACCCATTCATCGCGGCCCAAGGCGTGTTGACCGCGCCGTACGCCGTGTATGAAATTGTCCGTACAAATCCAAACGGGTCAAAGGACAACGATTCCGAAATCGACGAAACGTTGGTTCGGATCACAATGGTATCAACGAAATACAGCGACATTCAAAGCGCTGTTGAAGGTGTCCGGGCTACCTTCCCCAGAACGTCCGGTCCCGTGGCAGGGGTACAATATCAATCTTGTTCGTTCGACGATTTTCGCGATATTTATTCCGATAAAGACGAATTTTTCGGCGGGCAAATTGATCTAACTTTTCGGATTCCTAAATCTTGAAACAATGATTGAAATTAAATTGATAGGCGATTGGGAAATCAAACGCGAACACACCATCAAGGCGGGTTCCGTGGTTGAAGTTACCAAAGACATCGCCGCCCAATTGGTGAAAGCCAAATTGGTTGAACCTACTAAAAAACAATAAGTCATGCCAGCATCAACGAACGTAATGAACGGGACCGATGTGATCGTTGCAATTTCAACGGACGGCGGAACCACCTATACCACGGTTGGAAAAGCCACGTCCGCGTCTTTGCAAATGAACATGGAAGTCCGCGACGTGACCACCAAAGATTCCGCCGGATGGCGCGAATTGTTGGGCGGTCTGAAATCGTGGTCGTTGTCCGGTGAGGGAATGGTGACATACAATTTGACGTCCAAAGCGGGATTTGCCGACCTTTTCGGTCACATTTCCAGCCGGACGCGATTGTATTTCCGTTTCGGATCCACAACGTCCGGCGAAAAGCAATACAAGGGCTACGGATATTTGACATCGTTGTCGCAGGACGGCGGGGTTGAGGACAACAATTCGTTTTCCTTTTCAATCGAAGGCGACGGTACTTTGACCGAAGCCACGGCATCGTAAAAGCCAAACCGGGTGTGGGGCGAGGAATCGCCCTACATTCACAAATTTATTTTTATGACTGAAATCGTTGTGATTGCCGGGAAAAATTACCCCGTGAAATTTGGGTTCAACGCGTTGCGATTATTTGGCAACGAAACGGGAAAAACGTTGGGCGAAATCATGTCATTGAACAACAACATCGGAATCAACGACGCCATCGCGTTGATGTGGTCCGGGTTGAAAGACGGCCACCGGGTCGAAAAAACACCGTTCAGTTTAACGATGGACGACGTTTCCGATTTGCTCGACGCCGACCAATCCGCATTGACAAAGGTGATGGACGTGTTCGCGCGTTCGTTCAAACAGGAAACACCCGACGAAGCGGGAAAGTAGGTCGCCCAACCGACGGCGACCCGTTGACGTGGGATAAAATCGAAGCCATCGCGTTGGGCGAAATGGCGATGCCATTGTCCGAATTTTACGACATGACAGCGCGGGAATTTGCGAACAAATCGGCCGGTCATTTTGAACGCATTGAACGCGATTTCAAAACGTCGTGGGAACAATCGCGTTGGTTGGCGGCCATTGTGATCAATCCGCATTTGAAACGCCCGGTGAAGGCGACCGATTTGGCCGTATTCCCGTGGGAAAAAACAACCAAAAAAACGAAACAAAAACGGATTCCTACCCGGTTTGAATTGATTAAATTGGCCGAAGATTTGGGTATGTTAACGCCCGAAAAAAACGATTGATAAATGGCGGGTTTAGGTTCAATCAATTTCAGAATCGGCGCGGATTTGGCTGAATTCCGGTCGGCGATGCAAAACGTTGATCGCACGTTGGGCGGTTTGTCGTCCAAATTCAACGCGGTTGGTGGAATGATTGCGGGCGCATTTGCCGTCAACGGAATACAACAATTGGTGACGGAAACGTCACGTTTGGCCGGCCAGGCCGACGGTGTTCGTGTTGCGTTCCAACGCATGGCCCCGGCGGGGATGTTGGACGAATTACGCAAGGCAACACGCGGAACGGTTTCCGATTTGGAATTGATGCAAAACGCCGTGAAGGCCGGCAACTTTGGAATCCCATTGAAAGAAATGGCGGGGTTGTTGGAATTCGCATCACGCCGCGCACAGGAAACGGGGGATTCCGTTGACTACCTTGTTCAATCAATCGTGACCGGTATTGGACGGAAATCGCCCATGATTTTGGACAACTTGGGAATTTCAACATCCCGGTTGAAAGCCGAATTTAATGGCGCGGCCATTGAAGCCCAATCAATCGCCGACGTGACGGCCGCCGTTTCAAAGATCGCCAAAGAGGAAATGTCAAAGGCGGGAACGGCAACAATCACCGCCGCCGACGCCGCCGCCCAAGTGACGGCGCAAATGAACAATTTGCAGGTCGCCATTGGTGATCGTTTGAATCAATCGATGGGGCCGTTTTTGAATTCATTGGGTTCAACGGTTGGGTTTTTCACCGATTTGGTCGCCATTCCATTGTCGGACAAATACGAAGACGAAGCCGCGGCCGTTGCCGGTTTGACGGTTGAATTGACGTCGGCCGATACGGCGATGGAACGCCGCCGCGACATTTTGAATTATTTGAATTCGAAATATCCCGGTTACCTTGAAAACATCGACCTTGAAAAAACGTCGATGACGGATTTGGCCGCGGCCACCGCAAAGCTGAACGGCGAATTGATCAACCGAATTGTCATCCAACGTCAACAGGAAAAGATTGACAAAGCGAACGAAAAGGTCGCTACCAAAGCGGAATCGTTGGCACAAAGCCGAATCAAATTGGCGGCCGCCGTTGCCAAATTGGAAGGCGATTTGAACATCAAAAAAACGGAAGGATTGACGTTGGAAGACCGCGCGCAAAATGCGATGGCGATTTCAATTGACAATGCGAAAAAATACCGCAAAGCGACATCGGGTATGTTCGCCCAACACAATGACGTCCGCGCATATTACAACGCGGTTGTCGCCGGTGAACGGAATTTGCAATTCGAGCAAGACAAAGTAAACAACGCCATTGCGGACCGAAACGCCGTGATGAAAGAATTGGGCATCACGGAAGAAAAAGCCCAGCAAATCGCGTCAATTGGGGCCGCATCAACACGCGAACAAACAAAAGAAACCCAAGTATCAACCGAAGCAAAACGAAAAGACATCGACGAATTGGGTCGTTCGGCCGATTCGATGCACGATTTGAAATTGGCGGTTGAAGGATTGTTTGATACCATCGCAAAGGAAGGTACTTTGGACGAAGGTTTGGAAATCAAAAACCTTGTCAGTTCGTTGAAAGAAGGCGAACAAGCCGCCAAAAAAATGAACGCCGAAATGATTTCGGCGATTGGAACCTATGATTTGGAACCAATCACCGCCGAACAAGCCGCGTTCAATGAAGGTGTCGAAAACACCGTTGAATTGTTGGATGGCAAATTGTCGCCCGCGTTCAATTTTGTGGCGAACAATATGGAAACCGTGAACCATTTGATTGGCCAATTCGGTTCAATGTTTGCCACCGCCTTTGAATCGGCGTTTGATTCAATGAAAAGCAAAACGGAAATCATTGATTATTTGAACGCCAATTATGGCGAATATCTGGAAAATGTGAATTTGGAAAAAATGTCCATTTCCGAATTGTCAAAAGCGACCGAAAAATTGAATGACGAAACGTTGCGCGGAATGTTGTTGGACGCTGAACGTCAAAAGTTTTTCCCGGCATTGATGAAAATGTTGGGCGACATGATCAAAAAATTGATCGCCGCCGCATTGGCCGCCGCCGCATTGGCCGCCGCCATCACCATCGCGTTCGGTGGCAATTTTGCCAACATCGGAAAATTGTTCGGCGGCGCGGATTCATTCGGAAAATTGTTCGGAAGTATGTTCGGCGGAATGTCGGGAATTCCAGGTTTGGCCGAAGGCGGAATCGTCACCGGCCCGACGTTGGCGATGGTCGGCGAAGGTCGCGGACCCGAAGCGGTGATACCTTTGGATCGTTTACACGAATTCGCCGGGGGTGGCGTCCAAGTTTACGGACGAATCCAAGGTTCTGATATTTTACTTTCATCTGAACGCGCTGATCGCGTTCGTTCACGTTACCGCGGTTTTTAAGATATGGCAATACGTTTCACATCCGAATTCCGGTCGGAAACCGGCATTGATTACAAAATCGAAATTGACGATTCGTTGTTCGTCGGATCGCCAAGCACGTTCAAAGTGGCGGCCGAAGGATTCGTTTTGGAATATGCGGGGGAAACCGACGACATCGTTTCGCCGATTATGTCGTCGAACGTTTCGATTCCGTTCATGGTTGAAACGGTATTGCAGGAAACGTTTTTTGAGCAATTGGTTTCCGTCCAGGAATCCCGTTTCCGTTTGAAAATTTCGCGGTTCGATTCCGGTTCGTACAAAACGTATTGGACCGGTTACATAATGCAAGACATCGCCCAAATCGAAGACGTTTCGTTCCCGTACATTTACGATTTGCGGGCCGTTGACGGATTGGGTCGTTTGGCGAATATCGATTACAATATCAACAACGATATTTTTCAAAATTCGTTGGCGTTGACGCGTTTGAACAAAATTTTGTACAATTGTTTGTCGTCAATTGGAACGACCGATTTGTTCGGTTCGGGTGAAGCATTTTTGGAAACGTGCGTGAATTGGTGGGAAAATAACATGGTTTATTCCACCACCAAAGACGCCGCCAATGAAATAGCCGTTGACCGCCGTATTTTCACAACGATTGACGACGAAGGTGTCGAAATTTATACCAAAATGATTGACGTTTTGCGTCAATTGTGCGTGACGTTCGGATCGCGGGTGTATCAATCAAACGGCCGATTCATTTTCGAGCAATACAGCGAACGGGCGGCCGCCACACGAATTGTTTCAACATACAACCGGAGCGGAAATTACATTGCCACCACGTCAAAATCTGACGACGTGGTGATCAACAAAACACCCGGCGCGGCGCGGATGGCCGGGAATCAATTTGATTTTTTGCCCGCGATCAAACGTTGCGAAATTGAATTTCAACAAAAATTCATGGGGTCCCGTGTGGGGCAAATCCTATTCAGTCACAACCGAACCACGGCCCAGGTTTTTGGATTCATTTCAGCGGACGCGAACGCGTCTTTGCAAATCAATTGTCCATCAATACGGTACTATGTCACCAATGGTGCGCCGCCGCCCCCGTCGGTTCCATTCAATTCAATTGTTCCGATTTTTGGATTGATGATCCGAATTGAAGACGTGAACAATCCGGGTGTATATTGGTATTATTCGCGCGCTTTCAACGGTTACAACACCCCAACACCCTACGGCCCCGCATCGTGGACGACCACGGCGTCGGACTATATGTTCGACCCTGGAAATTCTAAATTCAACCAAAATGGGGATGTTGCGATTCTTTCAACAATAAACATTCAAACGGATCAATTGCCCGTTTCGGGCGAATTGGTGTTTCAATTGAAACAACCCGTTTTGCGGCGTGTATTCAACAATAGTTTGTTGTCCGCCCCGCCGTTGTACAATGGTTTGCCGATAAATTCCGTAATCACATACAATTATTTCGCGAACGTTGACTATGTTTCGGACGGAAAATTGAACCCCCAATCGGTTATATACCGCGCATCGAACAACAACACGCAAATCGAATCAAATTTGGTTTTGTCGTTGGGTTTCACGTCCGTTGCGGATGGACCATTGCAAACGGGAAATTTGGCCGTTTACACCGGTTCGGCGTGGGTTGGTTCCGATCAATGGCGCAAAGGCAATTCGGGTTCGTATAAAAAGATTTTACAATTGGTTGTAACCGAAGCCCTCGGTTTACACGCCAAACCAATTCGCCGATACAACGGTTCGTTTTTCTTTTCACAAGACATTTCCCGCCGATTCACATTCAATTTGTACGATTGGCTTTTCATTGGCGGTCGTTTCACGGCCAATATCGAAAACGTTGACGGTGAATTTTTCGCCATTGCCCGCGACGTTTCCGACGTTGTCGATTTGAACAATGATTTCATTGATGGCGAATTACAGCCAACATCGGCCAACAAATACAACGGACCGAATTCGTTTGGCGGCGTGTTCACCGATGGTTCAATTGGCGGGATGTTGGTTGACACCGATACCACATCCGTCGGTCCGTTTTCCGAGCCAACCGCGGGGACGGCAAGGATCACCGGCACAACGACGATTGACGGCGACGCCAATTTCACGCAAGACGTCGAAGTCACCGGCGATTTGATCGTTGACGGAACCATCGTGATTGACGGGTTGGGCGATGTCGCGACGGAACAATGGGTAATTGATCAAGGGTATTTGACTGCTGAATCCGACACCCTGGATTCCGTCACCGACCGCGGAAACGTCACAACCAACACGATCAATGTCGGTGGCGTTACGACCGATTATGTTTTATTGGACACCGCGGCCACACCTACATTGCAAACGGGAATGTTTGCGTGGAATGATACCGAGGGGACATCGGATTTGAGATTGAAGGGAAACAATGTCACCCTTCAAATTGGTCAAGAAGAAGTCATCCGAATTGTAAACAAAACCGGTTCCAATTTGCTGGAATCGCAATACAAAGTCGTCCGAACACGAACGGCGGCCGAAGGTGGCGCGCAAGGCCAACGCCTTGCGGTGTTATTAGCCCAAGCCAACACAAAGGCCAATCACACCGGAATTTTGGGATTGGTGACGGAAAACATAAACAACAATCAAGAAGGATTCGTCACAT